TCAACTTCAGAAGTATGGCAATACTGGTAGTATTGATACTGGTATCCTTGCTGAGATCACTGACTTCAATCTCAAAGGACTTATGAATGCTCTGAAGAACAAAGAGTTTAATATTGTTCGTAAGTGGGTAGTTGCTAATCTGGATAACGATTTCAATATGGTTAGTCATCGTATCTACGAAGCAATGTATGATGTTCTCACACCTGCTACTATTCCAGCAGCGGTTTTGATAATCGCTAAATACCAGTACCAGGCAGCGTTTGCTGCCGATCAGGAGATTAATCTTCTGGCATGTTTAACCGAAATTATGATGGAGTGTCAATTCAAATGAACGTAAAACTGATCCGTATGTCCTCTGGAGAGGATGTGATTGCTGAAGTCGTCAACCATGACGATAATTCCCTCACACTAAAGAATGGAATTGTAGGTGTTCCTACACAGCAGGGCACACTATCATTCGTAGCATGGTCTCCGATGATTAGTAAAGAAGTAAAAGATATCACAGTGTCTACTAAGTTTGTGGTATATGTTGCTGACGCAGCAGAAGAAATTGTTTCTCAGTATGAGCAAATGTATTCTCCTATCTCAACTCCTGAAAAGAAAAAATTAATTCTTTGATGGAATACCTTAAATATTATGAACCAACTTTTGAAGCAGAATGTCAAATCCTTCAATAACTATGATTATTATCACGGCAAACTTCCAATAGATGATTTGAAAAAGATCAGGGAACTATGTCAAGTATCAGATGCTGGAGAAAAAGCTAACTCTCATTTAGCTGGATTTATTGAAAATGAATATGTCCTGAAAAAAGAATGCAGAGAATTAGTTCTACCGCATATTTACGATGGTGCTTGTTCTATGTTTGATGAACCATCAATAAGATGGAAGAACTTAAGTTCCTGGGTAAATTATCAAAAAAAGTATGAAGTAAATCCTCTTCATAACCACTCGGGAATGCTGAGTTATGTTATGTGGATTAATATTCCATATAATCTTGATGATGAATTGAACCTCAATCACGTTAAAAATTCTAGCTCAAGAAGAGGTGCAACTGCCTTTACGTTTGTGTATATGGATGTTCAGGGTACACTTCGTCAACAACCCTTCCAATTAACTAAAGAAAATGAAGGTGATTTTATTATTTTCCCTGCACATGTACATCACATGGTGATGCCATTCTATACTTCTGATGATTATAGAATATCTATTGCTGGAAATATTGCACCGCGAAAATGATTATGAACCAAACTTTGAAATCTCTCAAAACGCCGCTTAGATATCCTGGTGGTAAGTCCCGCGCTACCAAGTATCTTATTCCACGTTTCCCTGATGGCGTTGAAGAGTATCGGGAAACATTCTTAGGTGGCGGTAGTGTTGCCATCGCATTCACTAAAGCATATCCAGATATCCCTGTGTGGGTAAATGATCTTTATGAACCTTTGTATAACTTTTGGAGAGTTCTTCAAGATTATAGTCAGGAATTATGTGATGAGTTATTGAAACTCAAGCAGCAACATCCTGAACCTGTATCAGCAAAAAATTTATTCCTTGAAGCAAAACAACTGGTTAATGATTATGATCAATCCCATCTATCTCGTGCTTGTAGTTTTTACATTATTAACAAGTGCTCTTTTTCTGGTCTCACTGAGTCCTCATCCTTTAGCAGGCAGGCATCTGATGCCAACTTCACCGTGCGTGGAATCGAGAAACTAAAAGGATACTCAGAAATAATTCAGAACTGGAAAATTACTAACTGGTCATATGAGGGACTTCTTACAGACAATCTACGTTGTTTTATATATTCTGATCCACCCTATGATATCAAAGATAATCTCTATGGTAACAAGGGAGATTTGCATAAGCGTTTCGATCATGATCAGTTTGCTGCTGATTGCGACAACCACCTTGCTCGTCAGTTAATCTCATATAACTCCGCTCAGATGGTCAAGGACCGCTTCAAAGACTGGATGACCTGTACTTATGATCTCACTTATACAATGCGGTCTACAGGTGATTACATGAACGAACAGAAGGATCGTGCTGAACTCTTGCTATTTAATTATGAGTAAAACTGAACTGAAGCATTGGTTGAATTCTATCAATCATGAGAAACAAAATATCATGACTGATGAGAACAAAAACGAATACCCACCATTCATTGTTAATAAGTGTCTGTCTGGTTTTATCGATACTATCATGGTATCGAATGAGGTTAATATTAACCACCACCTATCCAAGAAACTACAATATGAATTTTTACTAAATATTGTCAGACCAAAACGGAGATTTTCTCCGTGGTTAAAAAAGGAAAAAATTACAGATCTGGAAATAGTGAAAACTTATTATGGTTATAGTAATGAGAAAGCACGATCCGCTCTTAGTCTTCTTTCTGACGAACAGCTAAATTGTATTAAACTTAAATTGAGTAAAGGTGGTAAGCAATGACGACATCAACTGATATCGAAGTAACATGGGAACCCGCCGACATGGTGGAGGTTCTTCTTAATGAACCCGATGATTTCCTGAAAGTAAGAGAAACACTGACACGTATTGGTGTTGCTTCTAGGAAAGAAAAAAAACTATATCAATCCTGCCACATTCTTCATAAGCAGGGTCGTTATTATATCGTACACTTTAAAGAGTTATTTGCTCTTGATGGTAAGAGATCTAATCTTACATTGAATGACGTACAGCGTCGTAATCGTATCACTCAACTCTTAGTTGATTGGGAATTGATTAAGGTGCTTAAGTCTGAAGCAATTGAAGATGTATCACCACTGAACCAGATTAAAGTTATTGCCTACAAAGAAAAAGTCGAATGGACTCTTGAGGCAAAATATAATATTGGTAAGAAGAAGGTGGTCACAACTACTGAGGCATAAATAGACTTGAGACTCTTTTCGTGCGGTCTCTACAAAAGTCGGAAACCCTTATAGGCAGATACGGTTTATACTGTATCTGCTTTTTTTGTTGGAGGATAAATATACCGGATGCCTTCGGGGTCCACACAACACAAACTCGCTTTTTAAGGAGCTACTATAATGGTTAAGTATAACATTGCGGATATTGATGCGCTATTGAATGATGCATCAAGATTTGGTATTGGTATGGATGAATGGATTCGTAGATTTGCTACAGTCCATGAATCAAATGCAAATTATCCACCACATAATCTTGTCAAAGAATCTAGTATTGATTTCAGATTAGAACTAGCACTTGCTGGTTACACTAAAGAAGATATTAAAGTTGAGACAGAATCAAATAAATTATTTGTTCAATGCACTAAACCTGGAGATTCTGAATCAGATCATGAGTATCTACAAAGAGGAATTGCACGTCGTGCATTTACCTGGAGTAGAACTATTGCTGATGATGTTGAGGTCCGAAGTGTTGACCTAACCAACGGTCTTCTCACAATTAGATTAAAGAGAATTATTCCTGATCATCAGAAAAAGAAAACATATGAGTTGACAGGCGATTGATAATTGTACGAAGTGTGGTATAATATATACCATGTCAACTACAAGAAAGTAAATGTCCTACACCATTACCCTTAAGACCACTGAGGGTGATCACACTATCCAATGTGAGAGTGATCAATATATCCTGGACGCTGCTGAAGAAGCAGGAGTTGATATGCCTTATTCATGTCGTGCTGGTGCGTGTTCTACATGTGCCGGTAAAATCATTAGTGGAACTGTAGATCAAGAAGATCAATCTTTCTTGGATGATGATCAACTTGAAACAGGGTTTCTACTTACATGTGTTTCTTATCCCACATCCGATTGTGTGATTGAAACTGAAAAAGAAGAGGAACTTTACTAATGGAAATTTTAATGATTGCTCTTCTTGGTGGTGCAATCTTTGGTGCATATAAACTTACCCCTAAAAAATAATGACTGACACACTTCGTTTTAGAATTCTAGATGCACTTCGTGCTGATGCTAATGGTAACATTGCCAAAGCAAAAGCAAACATTGAAGTCTATCTAGAGAACCCTGTTGGTATCGGTGAACATCCTGATGTTCTTGCTGCCATTCAAGATCAACTTGATATCATCGCACATGAAGAAGAACGTAATGAAGTTCTTGATAAGTACTTTACCTAAATAGAATTGAATATCGTCGTCGCAGAGGGCCCTGGTCACAGTCAGGTCACCCTCTTTTTTCTTGTTTATAAATATAATTAAAGTCTGTCCTGATGAAAAGTTATAGGGATCTAAAACTTACACTAAGATATAATCAACAATTAAATCCTAAGATTTGGGTTGGTGAAGCAATGAAACCTGAGGTCAGGCAGGGATTAGTTCGTATTGCCGAGGAGTGGGCGGAGTTTGCAAATATTCCTAGCGGTGCTATAATTGATGTAGTGCTAGTGGGTGGCAATGCCAATTACAATTATACTAAGTATTCTGATCTGGACCTTCATCTCATTGTTTCCAAGGAAGACATTGCCGATTGTCCTGATCTCATTGATGATTACTTACGAGACAAGAAGCAACTCTGGGCTCTCACCCATAATATTCAGATCTATGGACACGATGTTGAACTCTACGCTCAAGATAGAAGAGACCCCACCCCCTCAGGTCAAGGAGTATTCTCCCTGATGAATAGTCTGTGGTTGCGTCGTCCCACATACCAGGAAGTAGATCTTTCAGATCCTAATATCATCAATAAGGTGAGACACTACATGGAGAAGATTGATTTCTTGATTGACAACAGGGCAGACGACCGCGAGGCATTCGAGAAGTTGAAAGAGAAACTGCGTGACATGAGATCATCTGCCATCCAACGTGGTGGTGAGTTTGCTGTAGAGAACCTTGTATTTAAGGAACTACGCAACCGTGGGTATCTTGATAAAATGTCAGCACATCTAAGAAATCTTAAGGTTTCCAGCTTGTCAATTGGATGACCTCATGCTATGATGAGGGTTGAATTCTAGGAGTTTATGGCAATTGAATTAGTCCTACTCAAGTCTGGGGAGGAACTTATCGCTGATGTTCGAGAGATCATTGATCGCGAAACTAATAAACCTATCAGTGTGGTTTTATTTAAACCAGTTAGGGTTGTAGTTCAGCAACCAGGTTTGCTTAAAGAAGGAACAGAAACTTCAAATGAAGCTATGTTGAGTTTTTCTCCATGGATTGCTACATCTAAATCAGAAGAATTTTTTGTGGACCATTCATGGATAGTCACAGTATGTGAACCAAATGATGACATTAAAAACAGTTACATTAAAAACATTGGAGTAAATGATGACGGTGAAAGTAATCTTGATGAAGACGGGTCAGTATCTGATCTCGGAGATTGAAGAACGTCCTGAAGAGGATACTGATTGTATGCTCATCAACCCTAAGGTTGTGATTGGATATATTCCAGACTTTGTTCTGGAAAATTTTATTCCATATTCATATCAAAAGCAGATCCCCATTAGGTCTTCTGATATTATTACTATCACTGAACCTATGGATAGTCTGCTAAAATTATATCGTGATGCTATTGATTGATGGATTTCTATACTAATGTTGCTATCATCAATGATACAGTTTTGTATCGTGGTTTTAGTGGAGGTGAAAGGGTAGAGTCTCGTGAGAATTTTTCTCCGACTCTTTATGTCACATCAAAAAATGAAACTGAATATAAAACACTTGAGGGCAACTGTGTAGAACCCGTTCATTTCGGTGGCATCAAAGATGCTAAAGAGTTTGTTAATACTTATGAGGCAGTAGATAACTTTACTATCTACGGCAATACCAAATACTTATATCAGTATATCCTGAGTAAGTATCCTAAAGAAGTTGACTATGATTTCAGTCAACTTAATATTATGTCTCTTGATATTGAGACTACAT